TCTCCCAGCGACTGACGGTCTGACGCGACCACAAGCAGAACCACACTGCTGCTGTCGGTGTCACCTTCAATGTCGTCTTTCGTCTGACTCATATTGGCAACGCTTTCCAGGAAGATGACGACATACGGAATCCTGTCCTTGTCTTCATCTACGGTCGGTCTCGCCGGATTGAATATCCGACCACCGCACGCCTTGTCAATGGCAGTGCCGCGCAGCGCATCATAGAAGAACTTGTCTGTTGTCAGGCTCATATCAATTTCGTTGAGTAAACAGCGGCAGTGCCGCTGTCAAAACAAGGAAGAGACTGACCGCCCGGACTTGACCGGGCGGCCTTTCTGCTTTTAGTTGCTGCTCTTGGTGTAGAGAACAAATGCGTCGGCACCGTCCTTCAGAACAGTCATCGAGAAGTCACCGTTCACGGTGGTAATCACCTCGTCAGTGTTGCTGGCGTAGGCTGATGCGCCGTCGACACTCAGACGAAGGTTTCCATGCTGCATCAGGGCAAGGTACTTGAAGTTACCAAGACCGATGTTGTGACCACTCACGGCACCCTTCTGGGTGGCACGGTTGATGGCGTTGCAAACGACCACGGGAACACCCAGCAGACGGTTGTCGTCGCCGATGAGCATGATGCCGGAACCGGCGTCAACGGGAGTCACCTTGAATGCCCAGAAGTCCTCGGCGCCCATCACGAACACGCAGCTCTCAGTGGAGAGGTTACGAACGGCAACTTTGCCAAGCATCTCGGCAGCGGTGTCCTTCGTGAAGGTGGTGTAGGTACCTGCCTGCTTACCGGGAACGTAGTTGGCAGTTCCGTAGGTGCCGCTCTCGGTGTTCTGGGCAAAGCCTCCGTAGAAGTCGGTGGCAGCCTTGGTGCTCGAGGCAGCGGCGAAGTTAATCTTCTGACGGATGCTGTCGGCAACGTGCTTCACGATGTAGCTCTGAAGGTCGAACTCGGTGTTCTCCAATGCCTGGTTGCTGATGCGCACACGAACGGTCAGACGAACCTGCACAGGGTTCTGCTTATCGAGGTCAATCAGACGCTCAGTGGTGGCAGCAAGCTCGTTGGCGAAGACAGCTTCCACGCCACCTGCGTAGGCCCACTGAATCTTGTTGCCCACAACGCCGGTCTCCATCTTCACGCCGGCAGCGGTCAGGATGTCGTTGTCCTTGCGCTCGGTGTCGATGAGGTCCACAACGGTGATACCCTGCACATAGTCGCCAGTGCCATTGTAGGTGCCGGTCTGTGCGCCATAGCTGATGGAAGAACGCTTCATGGGGATGTCGAAGCTCTTGCGAGAGGGGGCCTCGCGCAGGAACTTGCGCAGCTCCTCGTTCTTGTCCACGACAACGGGAACAGAGACGCCACGGTTCTGCGCTTCCTGAATCTGAAGTGTCAGCTCACGACGGTTGCTCTCATACTCACGCTCCAGACGAGTGCGTTCCTTCAGCTCCTCGTCGTTGAGCTCACGGCTCTCAAGAATGTTGTCCAGCTCATCCAGACGACCGTTAATCTCACGCTGGCGAACCAGCAATTTCTCTCTTTCTTTCATTTTTGAATACATATTTAAAAGTGAAACATTTTCATTTTGTTGTGTAAACCGAGGCACCGCCTCGGTCAAAAAGGCTCAGCGTACACCGAGGCATCGCCTCGGTCATCAATCACATCCTCGCCCTCCTTGCTTTCCTCAGCGCTGCCTCCCGCTTCCGCTTCTCTTCCGCTTCTTCAGCCGCCTTCTTCTCCAGCTCCTGTGCGCTGCGCTTCTCCGCAGCGTCCACCAGTTCCCTGGCATTCACCGACGTCTGCATATATGCGGGGTCCATCCCGATGGTGAGTGCACCGATCATGCGGAACCGTTTGTGCGTAATCTTCACTTCGTCACCGTTCTCCTCAATCTCATAGTCCTGAGGATAGAATTCAAACGAGCACCCGCTGAACACCCCTGTCCGCACCAGCTCCAGGCACCTGTCGCCAATATCACACTTCGGCGCCTCAAACTCGAAGTTCACGCCCTTGTCGTCAACGCTGAGTCGAAGGTTTCCCTGTCCTTTGTTGCAACGGGCAAGCGTAAGGTTCCGCTCATGCAGCATGTTCATCTTAATATCCTGACTGTTCAGGAATTCCATGGTACAAGCCTCGGGCTTGATCACTTCTCTGAACTTGGTCCCCCAGTCGTCGAGAACTTCGCTTTCAGCATCAAACACGATGGCCGTCCCGGTGATGGTGCGAGACTCGCCCTTCTCATCGGAAGCACCTTCTCTGATGGCAAGCTGGCAGTCCAAGGTTCTGATTTCCTTCTTCTGTTCATCCATTTCAGTATCTTGTTTTTATAATAACCCTTATCACTATTCCCTCTTTCCCCTCCTCTGGGTTTACCATCTTTCCCTGTTGTGTAAACCGAGGCACCGCCTCGGTCAAAAAGGCTCAGCGTAAGCAGAGGCACCGCCTCTGCCCCCATAAACCCTTCATCCATCACCCATCATCCATCACCCATCATCCATCATTAACCAGGCTATGAAAAAGCGCAATTTCCATCTCGTCATCCCACGGATGGAACGAGAAGTTCACAATCCTCCAACACCACCCATAGACCCAGTAGTCCCATTTCGCCACATAAAGCGCCCTGAGCAGCCCATACGTCATCTCTGGTCTCATCTTCACCTGCAACCGCGCCGTCGGCTCCCGCATATACCGATAGTAGGTGAACAGGTTACTGTACACCACTCTCCCCAGCTGGTTGGAGCTCACCCGGTAGGCGTTGAACAGCAGACTCACGCTCGTGTCATCCACGCCGTTGCCATTGGTCAGTACAATCTCGTCGTTCTGATACACGCGCAGATCGTCGAATATTCCCGGCAGACTCTCCAGCTTCACATTGCTCAAGGCGAGCAGGTCAACGGGGCTGCCCATCTGCATGGCCATCGAGAACTCCACATGGAAGGTGCCGCGAGGCACGTCTTCAATGATGAGCGACGGGTCATTGCCCAGCATCTGGAAGCTGATCTTGTTGGCCCCCCATCCGTTACCACTGCCCTGGTAGTATTGGTTGTCAACCCGGAAGGCTGCCCACAGGTTCCAGTGGTCCATGCTGCTGTCCTGACCAAGGTCGCGTATATAGTTGCCCCACTTCACCGAATAGCTGAACTGCATCTTGTTGCCTGTCGGTGGCTCGTAGAAGTGAATCGCAAAGAGGTCGTTCCCTACCATGTTGCTGCCGACGTTCACCAGGATGTAGTCGGAGACCGAACCTGGGTTTCCGCATCTCGTCGTCATGACACCGGGATTGGTCAGCTTTCCGTTGCTGCCATTGAAGGTGTTCCTGTTCCTTATCCAGTCTCCGCTCATCTCGGGACTGTCCTCACAGTCGAACCATCCGGCCACCTGGTTTCCGTATTCAGAAAAACCAAGGAACCTCATGTGCTGAAAGTCAAACCCGCATTCCGTCACATGTTCGCCTTCCAGTTGTAACGTCACATTCCTCTTGGGCAGTATCACCGACTGCCTCCCGTGGTCGTCCATGAGCGTGAAGTGTGTCTCCACACTTTCTCCTGCGTCGCCGTTGAAGTACCACGGATGCTTGTTCGTGCAATAGGGTAGGTCGGCCTTGTCGAAGTAGGAGTACACCCCGTTGTAGTCGTACCGCGAGAAGAACAGCCCGTCGGGTGTGTCGTGCACCATCCATCCGTAGCAGTTGCAGATGCCCGTGATGAACTCCTCGCCGTCGATGCCGGTGAAGTAGGGTGTGATGGGCATGTATTGCGACTGCGCAAAGTCGTCGTTCCAGGGATTCACCACAAGGGCCTCCAACGTGGAGTCCAGACCGGGTGTCACGTCTGGGAAGATGACCTTCTCATAGTTGCAGTGCAACAGCCCGAGCAGGTTGTATAGTTCCTGCCCGAGACTAACAGGCTGCGGCGTACTCATCACAGGCAGGTTGACGTTGGCAAGCAGCCCCAGCGGCGAGATGACGGGAAACTCCACGACTCTCGGGCACCCCGTCCACTCGATCTCCACGTTCTGCAACTGAATGAACCCGGTGAACATCAGCACCCCCTCGTAGTAGAATTCCAGGTACCTGCTGAAGGTCGTGGTGGGGTAGAGGTCAGCAAGCTCATTGTTGCTCTCCTCAATCACTCTCAGATACCCCGTCCTGTATCTAATCACCTCCAGAAGGTCGTCACTGTCGTTCTCTTCAAAGTAGAACGCATCATCCGCCCCAGTGAGCTCCACCACATCTCCTGTGTACTCTTCCTCATACACATTCACAATGCAGCTCTTCTCCTGTAGGCTCTTAAACCTCACCTGCCAATGTATTGCCCTCATCCTCTTATCTCCGTTTTAAAGTAAATCTTTTGTTGAGTAAACCGAGGCACTGCCTCGGTCAAAGGCTCAGCGTAAGCAGAGGCACCGCCTCTGCCCCCATAACCCCATCACCCAACACCCATCACCCATCACCCAAGTT